ATTAAACTATCTTATCAGCGGATATTTTGATCGCGGTATTCCGTTGGGCAAGGTTACTGTGTTTGCAGGTGAAAGCGGTGCAGGTAAATCATTTATCTGTTCAGGTAACCTAGTCAAGAACGCACAAGCACAAGGTATCTATCCTATCTTGATCGATACAGAAAACGCACTTGACGAAAAATGGTTACACGCTCTTGGTGTTGATACAAGTCCAGACAAGTTGTTGAAACTTAACATGGCCATGATTGACGACGTAGCAAAGACTATCACAGAGTTCATTGCAGAATATAAAACAATGGATGAAGCAGATCGTCCTAAGATATTGTTTATTATTGATTCGTTGGGCATGTTACTGACCCCCACTGATGTTAACCAGTTTCAGGCCGGGGACATGAAAGGCGACATGGGTCGTAAGCCTAAAGCACTAACAGCACTGGTTCGCAACTGTGTAAACATGTTTGGAGCATATAACATTGGTATGGTATGTACCAATCATACATATGCAAGTCAAGACATGTTTGATCCAGACGATAAGATCTCAGGTGGTCAAGGCTTTATCTATGCAAGTTCAATTGTAGTAGCTATGCGTAAATTGAAACTAAAACTTGATGCAGATGGCAATAAGACCACCACAGTGCAAGGTATCCGTGCTGCTTGTAAGATCATGAAAACTCGTTATGCTAAGCCGTTTGAAAGTGTGCAGGTTGAGATTCCGTATGAAACAGGTATGAGCCCATATAGTGGTTTAGTTGACTTGTTCGAAGCCAAAGGTATGCTCAAGAAAGAAGGTAACAGTCTGGTATACACTACCAAAGACGGTGAGATTATCAAACAGTTTCGTAAGGCTTGGGAACGTAATGAGAAAGACGGCCTAGACATTGCCATGGCCGATATTTCTAAACACGGTGAAATTACCACATCTGAGATAACTACTACAGTTGAACCAGACTTGGAGGAAGCAGAATGAAGGAAGATTTAATCGCCGATATATGGAATGTAGTAATTGGTCATATACCAGAGAAACAACGAGCTGATGTTGCTGCTGATTTTGTCAATGCATTATTAGACCACGGCATCAAAGACTCTGTGTTAGAGTCACTGCAAGGAGTGGATCCTTATCTAGACGACGCTATCGATTATGCAATCGATGGTGAGGAAATTGAAGAAGAACACGAAGACGACGAGGAATAAATGAATTGGTATGATCGAGTTTCTAAGGATATTTCAAATATTCCCGATGCGGTGGCCTATTATGAAGCTGAATTACTTTCAGCAAAACAAGATGTCCGTGTAACGGGAAGCATCGAGAAATCCTCTGCGCAGATGCCTGGCATCGTAGAAACTCGATTCAATCAATTACAAGAAATTGAAGGTATACTAGAATACCTCAATATCGAACTTCGAAGACTGCGTAGTCAACATTTTCGTAAATATCTTGAAAACTATCAACGTCAGCTCAGTTCTAGAGACTGTGAAAAATTTGTAGAAGGTGAAGCTGACGTTGTAGATTTTGAAAAGATCATAAATGATTTTGCCCTGTTACGTAACAAATGGTTGGGCATTATCAAGGCCTTAGATATCAAACAATGGCAGTTGAGTAATATTGTTAAATTACGCACGGCAGGATTAGAAGACGCTACTCTATGACAATTTTAGTAACCGGTGGCCTAGGACTTATAGGCCACCACGTAGTTAAGAAATTAGAAGATCTTGGTGAACAAGTGGTAATCACTGACACTAGAACCAACTACGGTATTATACCTCAGGCTGAAATTGATTATCTAATTTCTCAAAGACTAAAATCCATCACAACCGATAAAATACATCGGGTGGATATAAGCGAACGAGAAAATCTAGAATGGTTGTTCAAACATTATCGACCTTCGTCGGTTATACATCTAGCATCATTTCCTCGTCAAAAAGTAGTGAATGTTGACCCTGCGCAAGGTGCCAAAGTCATGAGCGAAGGACTGTTGAATCTGTTAGAGGCCTGTGTGAAATATCAATGTCCGAGATTTCTGTATGCCAGTTCTAGTATGGTTTACGGTGATTTCAAAGATTATGTCAAAGAAGATGCTGTTTGCCGTCCACAAGGTCAGTACGGTATAATGAAGTTGGCAGGCGAGTGGTTGGTACGAGATTATCAACGTAAGGGAATCGATCATACTATTTTTAGACCTAGTGCTGTGTATGGTCCATTAGATGTTGAGGACCGTGTGATTTCAAAGTTTCTGCTCACCGCTATGAGAGGTGGTGTATTAAAGGTAAACGGCATTCATGAAACTCTAGATTTTACCTACGTCGACGATGCAGCCCAGGGCATGGTGCAGGCATTGTTAAGTGAAAATACCAAAAACAAAACATACAATATAACCAAAAGTCATAGTAAAACCTTGTACGCAGCCGCACAATTGGCTGTGAAATTAGTTGGCAATGGTAGCATAGCCGTCGGTGATAAAGATCAAGATTTTCCTAGTCGCGGCGCATTAGACATTTCTGCTGCACGGCAAGATTTTGGATTTGAGCCAAAGATAGACATAGAGGAAGGATTCGAACGCTACTATCAGTGGCTGACAGATTCTTCATATCATCAAGCCAATCTTTTAGGTTAGCCATTATGTGTGCAGATAAATATCTGCATGAAAACTATTGTACTTGTCACTGGAGGATTTGATCCTTTACATTCCGGGCACATCGCCTACTTCCGATCAGCAAAACAACTAGGAGATATTCTAGTAGTAGGTATCAATTCTGATGCGTGGTTGGTTCGTAAAAAAGGCAGAGCATTTATGCCTTGGCATGAACGAATGACTATCGTTAAAAATATCAAAGATGTAGATTTTGTTTTAGAATTCAATGATGATGACGGTAGCGCCAAACAGGCAATAAAATTAGCCAGACAGACATGGCCCGATCATAAAATTATATTTGCCAACGGCGGAGACCGCACAGATGCCAACATTCCGGAAATGGAGTTTGAGGATTGCAATCTAGAATTTCATTTCGGAGTTGGCGGATTTAATAAGGCTAATTCTAGTTCATGGATCTTAGAAGAATGGAAGGCTCCTAGGACAGAGCGTCAATGGGGCTATTATCGTGTATTACATGAAGTACCTGGAATGAAAGTCAAAGAGTTAACAGTTGATCCCGGCAAAAGTCTAAGCATGCAACGACATAATCACCGTGCTGAATATTGGATTGTTAGTGAAGGACAAGCCACTGTTAATAGAGCAACTCCGTTGGATTTTGAACTGCCGCCTGCAGAACTAAACAAACACGATCAATTACACATCGTCAATCAAGAATGGCATCAACTTACTAATCCCTACGAACACCCATTAAAAATCGTAGAGATACAGTACGGTGAACAATGCGTCGAACAGGATATAGAAAGAAAATGATTCCAATTTTTATCGGGTACGACCCCCGGGAAGCCATAGCATATCATGTATGCACAAATAGTATCATTAGACATTCTAGTCATCCAGTGAGTATCAATCCATTGGCATTGAATATATTAAAAGACTACGAAGAGAAACATACCGACGGTAGTAATCATTTTATCTATAGTCGTTTCCTTGTTCCTCATCTCATGGAGTACAAAGGTTGGGCAATATTCATGGACGGTGACATGTTGTTGCGAGACGATATTGAAAAGCTATGGGCATTGAGAGATGAGTCAAAAGCAGTAATGGTTGTTAAACATGACTACAAAACTAAAATGACTGAAAAATATCTTGGTTCTAAAAACGAAGACTATCCTTGTAAAAATTGGTCAAGCGTGATTCTTTGGAACTGTGGACATCCTGCTAATGCTGTGGTTACTCCGGAGTTTGTACAAAATGCCACAGGTGCACAGGTACATAGATTCACCTGGTTAGATGACGAGTTGGTCGGTGAGTTGCCAGCAGAGTGGAATTGGTTGGACATCGAATATGAATGGAACCCAACAGCGAAATTAGTTCATTATACTCTAGGAACTCCTTGCTTCCATGAATTTTCAGACCAAGGAGATTTTGCCGACGAGTGGCACAGAGAA